GCGTTGTTGCTGGCGGCCGCCATGCTACACGCGCCGCGCTTGCGTCACGGACCGCAGGATCGCCTCGCTCACGCGCCGCGCGAGGTTCGCCTCCGTGTCGACAATGTTGATCGTGTTGTAGACGACCGCGCCGGCGCCGTTGGGTGAGATCGCGCCGTTCGCGCTCGGCGTGAACAGTTCGGGCCCCTTCTCGCCGACGAGGTACGATGTGCCGCCGGCAACCGGACCGCCAGCCGCGCGCCGCGGCGGGAGGTAGTAGCTCGAGCCGGCGCCGGATCCGCTCGTCGTCGGGTTCACCGGGACCACGTAGCCCTCGGTCGCCGTCGAGCCGCCGACGTTCCCTGAGGCGCCGCCCCCGGCCGCCTGGTTCGCGGCATCGGCCGCGCGCGCCTGGTCGTAGAGTTTCTGCGTGTAGTCGGTGACGGCGCCCGACGCGGCCGGCAGGATGACCTCGGTCTGTTTCTTGAGCGACGCGTTGTATGCGTCGATCTTCAGCATCAACTCGGTATAGCGGCTCGATTGCTCCTGCGTCAGCGTGCCGTTACGCGCCATCGCCTCGAGCGCGCCCCGCATTGCAGCGCCGAGCTCGTCGCGCACCTTCGCCGAGAGCAGCGAGACGTTATCGCCGGCGTCGCGCATCGCGTCGGACCACTGCTTGGCGGCGTTGATGACGTCCTGGCCTTTGATCTTGGCGAACAGGCTATCGACCTCGGATTGGTACTTTTTGAATTCTTCCGCGAGCGCGTCGTACGCGGCTTTTTCGGCGTCGATGCGCGCCTGGTTGGCTTTCATCGACTCGGTGGCCTGCTCCGTTTCCCGCTTGCTAGCGTCCGTGGCTTCCTGAATGGACAGCGTGATCCCCTTGAACCCCTCCACGACGGGTTTCTGCGCCGGCGGAATCGCGGCGAGCGCGCGCTTGAGCCCGGTCGGATCGTCCGTGTCGCCCTTCATCTGGTCGAGTTGTTTCTGGAAATCCTCCTGCGGCTTTGCCAGAAACGCGAGCGCCGCGGCCGCGAACGTCTGCATGTCCGTTTTCGCCTGGTTCCATTTCAGGTTCATGGATGCCACGCTCGCCGTGACGTCGTCGGCCATCACGCGCGCGCCCTTCCCGATCGCGGCCATGTCGCCGATCATCGACGGGTGAATGTCCTTCCAGTTCTTGTGGAAAATCGCTTCCTCGGCGGCGGCCTGGGCGAACGGATCCTTGATGCTGCGCACGCCTTCGCTCAGCGCGACCATGCGCTCGTACGGATCGAGCTTCCGAAAGTCGTCGATGTTGATATTGAAGCGCCGCAGCGCGCCGGCCACGCCAGACGTATCGCTCGCGCCGAGTTCCGCGGTGAGCGTCTGCGACGCGCTGACCATGGCCGACATCGATCCGCTCGTCTCGGCGGCGATCGCTTGCAGCCGCTGCACTTGCTCGGCGGTCATGCCGGTCTTCGTCGCGAGCTTTTCGATATCGTCGGCGGCCTGCAGCACCTGGAAGCCGAACTGCACGATCTGCTGGACGCTGAACGCGCCGGCGATCATGCCGCCGATCTGTTGCACCGAGCGGCCCATCGCCGCCATGCTGGCCGTGACGCTCGAGGTTTCCTTGGTGGTTTCGCGCAGCGTCGCCGGCGCCGTGGTGCCCATCTGGTCGAGCGCCTTCCCGGTGTCGCCGCTCTGTTTGATCAGCCCGTCGAGCGCCGTATTCGCTTCTTTCACGCCTTCGTTGAAGGCGGAAAAATCGGCTTCGAAATGGCCGGTAATGGGCATCGGTGTTAGTCCTGCGGCGTGCTCAGGAGTTCCACGAGCAGCGTGTAGTCATCGGGATCTAACTCCCGGATCCAGTCGACGCGCCAACCGCAGCGGACGGCGAGCGCGAGATCGGATCGGCGCTCGTCGACCCACTCTGAAGTTTTTTTTCCTCGAGTCGCGCCGCGACGCTCGCCGCTTCGTGCGCGTCGATCGCGTCCTTGATTTCGAAGAAGTCGTCGGGATCGAGGTTGTCGAGCAGCGCGACGCGCTGCGCCAGGTCGAGCCCCCGGATCGGCGCGTCGTCGCCGGCCAGGTTCCAGTCGACGAGGTACGCGGCGACCTTCGCGATCCCGATCAGGTGCGGGTCCGGGATCCGCTGCACGGTGCCGTCGTCCTGTTCGACGAGCGCCGAGCACGCGCGGTACGACTCGCGCTGTTCGCCGATGTTCAGCCGGCGACGCACGACGAGCGTATCGCCGTTGCCGAGCGTCAGGATGGCCGTTTGGGGTGCAACAAAACGCGATCGGCTCATGTCAGCTTTCCGGCGGTCCCAGGACCGCGCTCAATGTCGTCGGCGCCAGCGTGACGGACACGACCGGCCAGCAAAAGAAACCGCCCTTGCGCGCGGCCGTGAATTTGAGATCGCGCTGGCGGAGTTGGAAGGCATCGGCGCGCGCGATGACGGCCGACAGGCTCCACTGCCCTTTCGGCGTGCGGCGCACCGTCCAGGACCGGCAGACGGCCGCCGTGTGGTACCCCCACACGACGGTCGCCTCGAGCCCGGAGAGTGTGACGTCGCCCTGAAACATCGATCAGGCGGGTCCGGCGACCCACGCGGTGCCGCTCCAGTGCGCCTTGCTGCCGTCGCCCAGGAGGATGTACTGGCCGACGGTCCACGCGGTCGCCGGCGTCGCCGTAACGCCCGTGCACGCGGCCAGGTTCGCCGGTGGCATCGCGCCGGCCGGCGTGAATGAGCCGAGCCCGGTACCCGGCCCGGCGCCCGTGGCGACCGTTTCGCCAGGAACCGCCCAGTCACCCGATGCCTTGAACGTGCCGGTCACCTTCGGCGCGGCCATCGAGCAATCGATCGACGCATCCATGTACGCCGGGCCCTTCCAGATGTAGCTCGGCTCGGTCGTGTTCGGCATCAATTCGAGCGTGCCCGGCGTCGGCGACATCGCCGCCTTGAACAGCGCGAGCTCGGCCGAGTTCCAGAACCCGCCGAAGGTGCCGCCGATGTCCATCAGCCCCGGCACGTACACGCGGTTCGCGTCGCCGAAGCACGAGACGTCCTCGTAATCGGTTTTGAAATCACCCTTCCAGGTGTTGATCGAAATGATCTGGACCGTCGCCGAGCCCCCCGCCGGATCCCAGCTCACTTTCCCGTAGCGGCCGCTCTTGATCGACATTGTGTATCTCCCTTATCGCAACAATCGGATCGGGCCAGGACGCCATGACGCGGTAGTACCCGCCGTAGTGGTACCAGCGCAGGGACGCATCCACGGGATCGGGTACGGTGTCCCAGGGTTCCCGCTGTTCCCGGGCACTGCTAATCGCGGCGTAATCGGGCGCGGTCAGGATCGCCCCGTCGAGCAGTTCGGCGATGCGCTGCGCGGCGGCCTGCGTGTTCGCGAGCGTCGTCGTGCGCGACAGCCCGTTGGCTTTGACGAAGTACAAAATGTCTTCGTAGCCCTGTTGCCCGAACACGCCGACATCGGTCGAGTCGAACACGCCGACGAGCACAAAGCGCGTCAGCCCGGGCGCGGCCACGTTCAGGTACACGCCGTCGGGCATCAGGCTCGCGAGCGTGGCGTCGGCCTGCAGCACGGCGAGGATCGCCTTGTCGATGTTCCCGCTGTTCGGCCTACTCATTGACGGTGACCGTTTCGGCGCCGGTTTTGACGACCTCGACGAGCTCCGCGGTGAGCGCGCGCCGCTGCCGCTGCATCGTCGGGACAAAGTTCTTCCCGGGTGTATGCACGCCGGCGGTCGTATTGCCGCCCGACTCCCAGACGCGCGCGTAGATCACGTCATTCCAGACGCGCCATTTCGGATGCATGGCGTCGGTCGTCACGTCGGCGCGTTGCAGCCCGTCGCGGAGATGGCCGGTGATGACGGTGTAGCCGGCGCGGATCGTCTCGTAGGCGGCCTCGGCGGCGCGTTCGACCTGTTGCGCCGCTTCGCCGGCGGCCTGCTGCGGCCACGCGGTGAGCTCCGCCTGGTATTCGTCCATCCCCGTCCAGGTGACGCTCACTTGACGACCTCGGCGCAGACCAGGTCCGTTTCGATGTCGCGCTCGTCGCGGTTCGCGACATACACGACGTTGAGCGTCCGGTTGTCGAACGTGAGCCGCGCCTGTGTCGTGATGCCCGGGTGATAGCGGCCCTTCACGACGTGCGTCGCCTGCGCGAGTACCGAGCCGGCGCCGAGCGCCTCGAGATCGCGCGCCGTCACCGGTGCGATCGAGCACGCCCACACCGTCGGGTCCAGCGGCGTCCAGCTCTCCGTATAGCCGCCGTCGGCGTCCGGCGTCACCGGCCCGGGCTCCTCGAGCACGACGAGATGGCGGAAGCTGCCGATCCCCGCCATGATCACGCGACCGTCGGGTCACGGTAATAGGCCAGCAGGCGGCCCAGCGCCGCCCACACCTCGGCATCGGTCGTGGCCCTGGGCTCGTCCTCGATCACCGTGAACCGGTTTTCGTAGTAGTGCGCCGTCAGCACTTTGATCGCGTGCGCGATGGTTTTCGGAACCGTCGTATCGGTCCACGTCGCATCGGCGGCGGCGGCGAGGGACGCCAGAATCGCGTCCTGGGCCGAAGCGCTGATCGCGGTCACGTCGGCGTCGTGCGCGGTGTCGGTGATCCGCAGGTGCGCCTTCATGTCGGCGAGGACCACGAGCGGTGCGGCGATCGAGACGCGGCCGGGAAAGGCAAGCGGCACCATCACTGCCCCGCCAGTGCGGCGACGGCCGCGGCGACTTGTTCCTCGGTCGGTCCCGCCGCCGGCGGTGTTGGCGGCGCGGCGGCTGGGGCAGGCGGCGGCGTGGCAAAGGGCGCCGCTGCATCGCGTTCCGCCAGCGCCGCCAAGCTAAACATCTGCTGCTGCAGGTACGGCGTATCGCCGCCCTCGACCGGGCCGAGCCCGTAGAATTTGCGCCGCGCTTCGTTGACCGTGAGCGCGCCGCCGGCAATGCCGTCCTTGGCCGCGGCCGTGCGCGTGGCCTGATCCATCCAGATCAACGCGTCCAGGTCGAATTCGGTCCCGTAGGACGCCGGGAGCTCGAGCCCCTCATCGAGCACGCGCTCGATCGACACCAGGTGCACCTGCAGGCACTGCGCGTGGTACTGGAGTTGTGTCGCTTCGCTGTTGGCGTACGGCGGTTGCTTCGTCGAGTCGACGTAGCTGACCGGTACGCCGAAACAGCCGGCGATCGTCGCGACGGTCGCGTCGCGCTGTTCGGTCAGCTGCGAGTCGACGGCGTTCGCGTCGATCGTCTCGTATTTCATGCCGTAGCCGACGATCGCGGTATCGCCGGCGCCCAGCGCTTTCCATTGCTCCTTGAGGCGCGCCGCGGTATCCGGCGAGATTTCCGTCGGCGCGACCAGCATCCCGGTCGGCCGGCCGCCCTGGCTAAAGAATTTGCTACTGGCCGCCTGGATCGCGTTCGCGCCGCTCGCCGCGCCGCCGCACGCATAGAGCGGCGAGATCCCGACGAGCGGGTGATAGGCGCAGTTCCATCGATCGTGAATGACCTCGGACGCCGGCGCGGTGATCGTCTCGGCGATCCCGATAATGTCGTGCGTGTCGAGCGAGTAATAGACCGAGCCGTCCGGCGTCACCATCGGCACGACGCGCGCCGGGTCGAGCACGTAGAGCGCCACGACGACGCCGCGCGCGTCGCGATCCTTCAGGACGTAGGTATTGCCCCACAGCAATTTCGAGAGCATCCACTGCTCGAGAAACTGGCCGATCGTCTGGTAGCGGTTCGGTTTGCGCAGGACCGGCGAAAACGCCGGGCTCGTCGTCGGCGTCCAGATCCCGGCATCGTCCACGGTGACGAGTTGCAGCGGCGTTTTGCTGATGTCGCCGGCAATGAGCGACACGCACCGGAACACGGTCGGATTACTCAGCGCCGCGGTGAGCGTGATTACCGTGACGTTCTGCTGCCAGGCGCCCGGGTAGGATTCGCGGACGATCGGCGTCCAGCCGCCCGAGCCGACCGGCGGTACGCCGGCGACGGCCCCCGCCGTCGACCGCGTCAGCCGTGATCGGATCGTGCTGAAGATCCCCATAGCCGGCGTTACCCCTCCGGCGGCGGGATGATTTCCGTCCAGCCCTCGATCGTGACGAACCCGATCCCGCGCAGCGTCTCCGCCAGCGCGTAATCCGTCACGCTGTAGACTTCGCCCTCGGCGTGAGCGATGCCGTTTTCGGTGTGGTAGGTCCGGGCGGTAACGTCGATTGGGTCTCCGGCGGCCATGCTGCCCCCTCTGGTGTCGCGAATTGCGCCGTGATCAGCGTGTCGACCCATTCGTCGGCGACGACGATCGCCTCGCCCGGCCGGGCGTAGATCCCATCCCAGTACCCGTCCCGCAGGACGGTCATCGTGATCGGCATGGCTTACGCGGCGTAGGTGGCGACGGTGTACTGCACGACGCCCGTCCGCGCCTTTTTCCAGTTGATGAACCGCTCGGCGCGCAGGCCGACGTAGTTCATCTGCCAGAGGCTCGTCAGGACGACCGTGGCATCCGGCGTGCCCATCGGCGCGCTGTCCATCTGGAGCGACGCCTCACGCGACACGTCGATCGTCACCCCGCCGTCGTCGGCGTACAGGATCTGGTCAGGCTTCATCAGCGCGACGGTCGTGCCGGCCGCCTGGGAGGCGACGGCCTTGTAGCCCATGATCGTCCCGCCCTGCTGCGCCATCCCAGGGAACAGTTGCTGGCCGAGCGGGTTCAGCGCGTTGGTGAGCGCGAGCGCGTTGGTTTCCGACAGCACGAGCACGGCGCCGGCCGTCGAGATGTTCAGGGCCGTCATGGCGTTGGCCATCGCCTGGATGTCGGTGCGCGCGTTGGCCGGCGTGGTGCCGGCGGTCGTGATCGGCGTGACACCGTTCGTCACGGAGCCCGGCGACACGCCGGCCACGGCGGCGACGGCCGGATCGATGAACTGCTGATCGAGGAACTGGGCGATCCCGGCGATCATGTCGCGCCGGATGACCATTTCGGCGTCCGGGCTCGAGTTGCGCGCGAGCTCCTCGGTGATCACGATAATGCCGGCGCACTTGGTGATCCCGAGCGTGATCGTCGTAAACGCGAGCTTGCCGACCGGCTTCGGCGCGCCCTGGCCGACCCACTGGTACGTCCCGCCGCCCGTCTGCGACCCGACGCTGACGTTGAACGGCACTTTGAGGAACGTATCGATCTTGCCGAGGATCGTCGCCGGCCGCAGGAAGGCGATAAATTCATTCGCGAGCGGCGTGATCGGCGCGAGCGGCCCGGCCCACGTGGCGTCGGTGGTCGTGCCGGCCGCGACGGCCGCCTTTAACACTAAGGCGACTTCCGGCGTCGAGTCGTCCCAGCGCTTGGCGTAGATCTCCGCTTGCATCAGGTTCCCGTTCGACGCCGCGAGCGCCTGGCAGTAGCGGATAAACCCGGTACCGGGCGGGACGTTCGCCTTGACCGAGATCACCGGCCGCGGCGGCGTGACCAGGCCGCCGGGTGTCGCCGGAACCGGCTTCGCGGCGACGATCTGCATGGCGTCGAGTTCACGCCAGCGTGCGAGATCGCCGTCGATTGCCTTCACCTGGACGGCCAATCCGTCGTGTTCGGTCGCGGCCTCGTCGGTGAGCGTTTCCGCGTCGGTGGCGGCCGTGTCCATGATCTCGGTCATGCGTCCGACCAGCGCCGCCCGCTTGTTTTCCAGGTTGGTGACGTGTTCGGTCGTGGTCGTTTTCATGGCTGTAGCCCTCGCGCGCGGCGGCCGCGCCGATAACGATTTAACGGTGAGAATCGACGCGCTCGCATTGGCCGGGATCGCCACGAGCGAGAGTTCGCAGATTTCAGAGCGGGAGATGCGGCGACCGCCGCCTTTCAGGTACTCGACGCCGCCCTCGAGCGCGCGAAACCCGATCGACACGCCGGTCAGGATGCCGGCCTTGATCGACTGCCAGGCGTCATCGGTGCGCGTCTGGAGCGCGCCCGGCGCGTCGACCGTCGGGATCGTCGCCTCGAAGGTGATCCCGTCGGGTGTCTGCGCGAGCGTGACGCGGCCGATCGGGAGTTTCTGATCGTGGTGATAGAGCAGCGGGATCGGATTGCGGAAGGTCGCGCCGGCCGGCTCGAAGCGATCGCCCTGGCGATCGAGCTCCGGCGTCGACGCGATCCCGGTAAAGGTGCGGCGCTCCGGCTCGAGCGCTTTCACCTCGAGCAAGGCATAGGCGCGATCCATGGTTCGCGCTCGACTATCCGGCCAGCGACGCCTCGGCCGTTTTGTTTCGGAGAATTTATCGGAGTTTGAGCTTCAGGAGATCGCGCACGAGCGCCGAGACGGTTTGATCGTTCTTCAGCGCCAGGCGTACGAGCCGGTCATAGTCCGACGTCCGGACATACGTCGAGAGCCGCTCGCCGGGTTCGTCGACGCGCGGCCGGCCCCGCGGCCGGTGCGGCGGATCCTCGGCCGTCATCCGATGACCGTGATCGCATACTGCGGGGTCGCGGCCTGGGCGCGCAGCCAGCCGCCGATCGCCCACAAGATCGCGTCGATCGCGTCGATCTTGTTCGGACTATGCGGCGATTCCTTTTGCGGCAGGAGCGAATCATTGATGCCGCGGCGCACCGTCGCGTTGCTCGCCTGCCATTTCAGGCACGTATTGCCGTCGTGGCGAAACCCGCCGTGTTTGACCCGCGCCTCGAGCGCGCGCGCCGGCGCCGTCGCCGTCTTCGTCGTTTTCGGCTCCTGGCGCGCCGGGTACCCAGCGTTGAACAGACTGCCGATTAGCTGCACGGATCCGAACTGGTCGAAACAAATGTCCTTCACCTGGAAGCGCGCGCACGCCGCGCGAATGTCGGCCTCGATCCGCGGGTGGTCGATCATCGTGCCGTCGGTGAGCACGAGCTCGCCGCGCGTGGCCCACACCCGGTACTCCGGCACGGCGCGCGCGCGCTCGGCGACCACGCCAGCCGGCAGGTAGTTCTGGACAAACACGATCAGCCGATCGTCGCGCTCGAACAGGTACGCGACCGCGGCGAGATCGTCGTGTTGCGCCAGGTCGCCGCCAATCCAGCACGGCATCCCGAGAAATTGCTCGAGGCGCAGCCCCGGATCGGCGCACGCGTCCCAGTGCGCCATCGAGAGCCAGGTCGATCCGGCGTTCGCCCACTGTGAACAGCACTTGACGCGAAACTCGGCCTCGAGTCCCGGCGTTTGCTGCGCGTCGAGACAATACCGCTGCATGTACTCGAGGCTCGGCGTGATCCCGAGCATCGGGTTCGCCTTGACCCAGTGCCGCTCCTCGCGCCAGTCGTCGCCCTCGTCGAGCGTGTAGATCAGGCCGAGCACGTGCTCAGCGTCGACCACGCCCTCGAGGATCTTGCAGAGCGTGGTCCGGAGCGCGTACCCGATCGAGAGTTGATCGTACCCGGCCGTCGTCGGACACAGGAGCAACGGATTCGCGCGCGCGCCTTGCGCCGACTTCAGCACGTCGTAGAGCTCGAAGGTTTGCGCGTGGCCCTCGTCGAGCACGATCAGCGACGGGTTGAGCCCGTCTTGTGTCGACGCGCGCGAGTTGATCGGTTTCATCGTGCCGATCGTCGTGGCGCCGTCCGGCATCAGGCAAATGCTGTTGACGAACGGCCGGATCCCCTGGCGCCGCAACCAGGACGAGCGGTGCGCCATTTGTTGAGCGATCCCGAACACGATCCGCGCTTGCGATCCCGTCGTCGCGCCGCAGATCACGCTCGGCCCGGGCTCGTCCTCCTCGAGCAGGTGATACAACGCGATCGCCGCCATCAGCGTCGACTTCGCGCCTTTCCGCCCGAGCTCCCAGTACAGCGTCGTGAACCGCCGGCGCGCGGGATCGGCCCGGTGCCGCCAACCGAACAACGTCGTGAGCAGGAAGATTTGCGCCGGCTCGAGCCGGATCGTCGCCGTCGACCAGCGCCCCTCGACGTGCGGCAGCCGTTCGACAAAGGCGCAGACCGCCGCGGCCTCGGTGTCGGACCAGCTATACGCCCAGTCGCTACGCGCCAGGTCGCGCGCCTGCCGCTCGACCGCGAGCCGGACCCACTTGCACGCCGGAATCAGCCCGGCCGTTACAGCGGCCCTGTAGGCGTTTGCGACCGCGAGGTAGTCCCGCAGTGCCGGCGGCGTCGGGTCGGCCTCTGGCGGCCTTGCTGGCGCCTTCTCCGACGGGTCCAGGCGCGTTCCCGCCGTGGTGCCCCGCCGGTCCTTCTCGGCTTTCGACAGCCGCGGCCGGCCCGGTTTCTTAGGGATTTCGCCTGAATTACTGGAAGTTGTTGATTCCACAGGGTTTTACAGCCGGACTACTTGCAG